ATACACTTATGAAGGAAGAAATAAAGAATGGTATGATATTATTAATAGTGAGCCATATTATGTTCAGATATTTAAAGAAAATATAGATAGAGAAGAAGCTTTAATCTTAGAAATAAAATTAATTGAATCTTATGGTTCTCAAATAGTAAATATAAAAGATAATCCATTTAAACAAAGATATATACATCAAGTAGATAAAGATAATAAGATAGTAGATAAATTTACAACATATTTATCCATTACTGAAAAATTCGGAATTAACCATAGTACCCTTAAAACAGCAATAAGAAAAGGTAAATTACTAAATAATTATTATTGGGTAGAGTGTATTAAATAAAATAAAAGAGCCCCGAAAAACGGGGCTTTATTTATGATACTATTCGACTATTTTCTTACGTCTTCCTTTCTTATTCTTAATCGGAATAGTATCTACTTCATCCAATAATCATCCTTGATTAGCAGTTTGTGCGGTACCCGCTAGGTTTCCTTGTCCAAACTGAACCGTTTTGTTACTGAATTTTTGATTCTGTTCTACAGAATTCAATAGTTGTTTCAAACTAGAAATTTCTTGATTTTGGATTGCGAAATTATGAGCGTATCTATCTGAGTGACGGTGAGCTCTTGTTTCATCTAACTCATCTTTCAATGCATCGTATTTATTTTGAGCAAGAGTGTCAAGTATTTTAGCAGTATTTTTCAATGCTTGCTCTTTAACTTCACAGAATTCTTTTGCTGTATCTTTTTCAAACCATCTCAATTGGTTTTTCAAATCAACAAAATCTCTATTAACGATATCTACTCCACGTTCATGTTTATCACCAATTTCTTTTAATAAAATTGCTCTATTCTCATGTACTCTGTTTTGTAAGTCTCTCTCAACAGCTCCTAATGCTACTAAATTTCTTTGAGCGATATCTGATTGGTTTTTGAAGTTATCCTGAGCGTAAGTACCCATTCTATCTACAATTTTAGCTTCTGCGTCTCCAAGGTCTTTTATTATAGCACATTCAGCATCTCCTACCTCTTTAATTATAGCACATTCAGCATCTCCAATAGCTTTAGACAAACCTAAACCTACAGTACCAACACTTTGTAAGATTTTACCTTCGGCATCTCCAATACTTCTTTCTATATCACTAAACCCTTCTAATTGCAATGATACACTACCACCAATTCCATGTCCACCATGTCCATAATCACATCCATGTCTGCGGTATTCGTAACCACATTCTTCTACTGCCATATTATTTATTTTTAAATTATTAATTGGAAGTAAATATTATTTATTTTTAAAAAGGGCATTTTATAATCTGATATAAAATTGTATGTTTATATAAAATATTCTATTTGGAAATTTCCAAAATTAAAAGATATTTATAATAATTAGATTATAATATTAACTTAAAAGATAAAAATGGCGCAGTTTACCGAAAAACTTACAGAGAAAATTAATGCGATTACAGTAACTAAGAGTACTAAAGACAAAATTAGAAAAATTGCTGATATAGAACAAATTCATATTCAGCAAGTTTGTAGAAGATTACTAAATTCAGCATCTACTGAATATCTAGTAAACATTACATCGAATAATAGCGTAAATCAGCGAAATAAGGCGATTTAACGTATTAACTTGGTATTCTAATATATTATATCGACTTTATATTTTAATTTAAAATTTAATTGGAATCTAATTTTCAAAAACTTATGTAAGGGAATAAAATTTTCTAATATTTATTCGTATATTTAATAAATAATTAAACAAACATATGAAAAAATTAATATTAGGAATATCATTAATAATGATGTTAGGATTTACTAGTTGTGAACCAGAACCAATTTGTGGAAGAGTATCAAATCATAATTTCCAAAATTTTGGAGACCATACTGATTATTATTTATATATTAATGGAGAAGTAAGTAGAAAAGTAGACTTCGAAACTTATAATAAATATAAAGATGATGATTATTATTGTTTCGAATAAATAAGAAGTAATTTGGCTACCTGGTCTGAATTATTTAAATTTATAGAATAATTTAAAATTAATAGTTATGAAACGTATTTCGATTACAGAATTAAGAAAACCGGGTAGACCTAAAGGAACTTTTAAAGTTCGTAAAACATTCACAAATGAAGAAATTGATGAAATGTTGATTAGGATGGATGAAAAAATTAAAGAAATTCAAGATATCCAAAAGAATATAAGTATTGCATTAAAGTGTATGAGAATTTAAATTCTCTGCATTTTTGAAAAATTTTACAATATTTATATATGTAATAAGTTAAGATGCCTGAGTGGTTTAAGGGGCTCTATTGCAAGTAGAGAATTCATCGGTTCAAATCCGTTTCTTAACTCTATAGTACCTGACAGTGCTTTTTGTTTGTTTTGTTTAAAGAGGTCTAATGAAAATTAGGCCTTTTTTGTACTAATTAAGGGAATTCATATTTGGATAACCCTTTCGTATATTTATAGAATATTAATTTTAAACAATCTAAAATGGAAGTATTATTTTTAATTGCTTTAATCATTGGAATTCCCACTCTAATAGTATTAGGTGTGCGTTTATATGATTTTATCAAGAGATTCATTAATTAATTTAGATAAAGAAAACGCATATTACATGCGAGTTCTTATTTATCGTATATTATTATGAATTTCCATTAGTTGTGCGTTAAATCGCCTTATTTCGCTGATTACCACCAAATCTACCTATAATTTAGTTATGTCACCTAAATCTTCTTTTAAAGATTTACATTTATTTATAAGTTCTTTAATAATAACCCAAAGTGAACGATAACCAAGTTTAACTGATGTTTCATCCATACTTTTTACTTCAATATAACACCAAAGTAATGTAAGAGCTTTAGTTAATAATAATTTAATACCTAGTAATTGACCTTCAATTATATATTTATCTATTAAAAAAGCTAAAACAATTGATGCCATATAAAAGAACGATTTAATAACTATATTGAATAGTTTATTACTCCTATAAGCACGTATGCCTTCTACTTTAATAGTTGCATATATAGCGAACGAAGTATCAGCTAAAACGAACAAACTGGTTATTACTATAAATGCTTTAATTGGCGCTAATATAGTTATTATACTGAGTATAAAGGTCATTAATAAACTCTTCATATTATTTAAATTGAATTTATCTTGAATATAGATATGTTTTCCTAAACTAAAAACCATCTTAATTAAATTAGTTAATAATAAATATTTTTTTCATTTGAGATTTCAGATATTCTATTTGTTCTTGTTGTTCTTGGATAGCCTTAGTTAATACAGCTATTAATGAAGTATAATTAACACTTAAAATATCATCTTCATTTTTAGGGGTTTTTACAACTTCTTCATTAGGAAATATTTCTTTTAATTCCTGAGCTATAAATCCAAATTCACTATTTTGAACTTCACCTCCTATTTCCCAAGCTTTATTATAAGATACTGGACGCAATCTCAATACCTTATCTAATGAATCATATAGGGAATTAATATTAGATTTTAGTCTTCTATCAGATGGAGTAATTGTTCCACTTGCTAGTATATTACCTACAACATGAAGTTTTTCAGATGGAGTATTAATACCTATTCCAACTAATCCACCATCAATTATTGTCATTACTCTCTGCCAAGTAATAGGATTACCTGCTGTTCCTGATGGTGCTATATTAAATGAAATACCATTTGCACCACCTCCCATATTAGCAGGGTCAATAGCTATTTGTGCTGCATATCCAGTTGTTTTATAAGTTGGAGAATACCACTCTCCATCAATATTAGATGAAAATACAAATTGAGGTACTGCTGTTCTTGCTTGTATGTTTGAACCATTAACAAAACCTAAAGATGTATTAGCAGAAGTAGTGCCTGGACTATTTGTTCCAATACCTACATTTGAACCATCATCATAAATAATACTATTTGTTTGGGTATTTGTTCCATTCCATTTCGAAATATAATTATTTACCCCACTACCTGATATTATATTTACAAGTGTTGAAACACTACCATCAGCTTTAAGATATTCTGTAGCAAGTCCACCTGATTTAATAAATAAACTACCTGAAATATCTCCATTACCATTTATACTAGCCTTAGTAGTTCCAGCTATATTCCTCCACTCTTGTATAGTTTCAGTATCTAATGCTCTACCGTTTTGGTAAACAATAGCTCCTAACGCAACAGTAGTTATTATCTGTGGTTGTAGACTATTACCATATCCTGTTTGCATAGTACCTACAGTTGTTCCTGCAGTAGCTCCAATAATTTGACCAAATATATCAGCTTTAAAAAATTCTGCTTGACTAAGGTCATTTAATTGTGTAGCATTTCTTTTAACAGCTAAAACTCCTATTAATATAGAGTTTTTAATTAAGTTAGGATAAATTACTAAAGGTTCTTTACCAACTGCTGATATTGCTGCTGATAAAGTAGGATAAACAGTTTGTCCATATTGAACGACATATCCGGCTCCCGGTACAAGATAAAAATATTGAATAGTTGAATTATTTACACTACCTCCTATTGAAGTAGGTGTACCCGCTACATCATACATTGTAGGGTCTATTGCTGTTACAGCAGCACCTCCAGCTCCTGTTTGTGTTCTATATATAAATGAACCTGATACAGATGGATTAACGGTTAAATCATGAGGATTAGTATTATCTATAACAAAGTTAAGACCATTACCTCCTATAGAACCTCCAGTAATATTAATATTTAAGTTTGCACCATTTGCATATGGATAAACTCCTTCATTAATATATGAGAATTTTTGATATAAACTTCTAACTAAACTTAAAGGGCTTAATATTAAATCTGGTTCATTTACTACTAATGTAATAGTTCCAGCAGGATGTGAAACCTTACCTAAAAATATTTTAGTTTTCCTTTCAGATGATGTCGGGAAAGTGTTTTGAAATGAAATACCTCCCACACCTAGCATAACAAAGGATTCTTGACCAGAACCTAATGTGGTAACAGTAATATTTGTAACTCCTCCATAGTTAATAAAAGTATAAGTAGGTGTAAGAGCATTAGTCTCATTATCTGCAACTACCCCAGTAGTAGCCCCTATATTAATAGTTGTACCTGTATTAGTAGTAAGTCCCGCAAAAGTTAATATACCTGTATCAGCTAATGCTGTTCTCCACTCTCTATCTGATGATAAGTCCTGAGATACACCATTTATATTTAAACTTCTCGAAGCTGGAGTGGCATCAGTTATGTTATAACCAGCTAATGTTGTTGGAGTACTTGTTACTCCTGTCCATGGAACAGAAGCTGCAGTCCCAGCTCTATATACTTCATAACCATTATTATTTGATAAATTAGTATCATCTTTAATAAGATACATAATTTGAGTATCATTTTGTTTTACTGTATCCCCATTTTGAACTATAGTTGTTGTTAAAGCAAACCTAGCAGCTTGGTCAGTAACAATAACAAGTCTTTCAATTACTTCTGGAGGTATTTGATTTGTAGGGATTAATCCGGCAGAATCTAATCCTGCATATCCATTTGGTATACCTTTATTTATTTTATCCTCTTTTAATGATAATGATGCGCTGAATTCTGTAGGTTGAATTGAAGATGAAACTAACGCTTTATCAATATTAGTATAATCATTAGTTGATAAATCTTTACCTACTATTTTATCTACTTTACCACTATCTAATTCAGAAAAATTTAGATTTACTTTAATAAAAGCATTTCTAACTTTATCACCTAAACCATCATTAGGAAATGATACATTTATTACTTCCATATATTATTTTATTTAAAAACCACCCAAATTAATAAATTCAGTATGGAAATATTATATCTCAAATAATCCATACTGAATATTTATATTTTTACAATATTGAACGGTATCTTGAATAATAAGAATCAGCAGCCTGTAAATAACCTGATGTATCAGGATGAACACTATCAGTGTATTTATAGATTTGAGTTGAACTTCTAAGTGATGCACTTTGTAATGTTCTTGGATAACCATATTCTCTATCTACGAATAACATATTTGGAGAAATATAAACATTTGGATAACTTATATTATTTTCAAAATTTTCTTTAATTAATTTAGCATATTCAATCATATTAACAACGAATGTATCATAATCAAATCCTGCTAAGAAATGTTCACCCCAACCCGTTCTATCACCACACACATAAGGTGTTTGAGATATAATAATACTAGCTGATGGATAACCATAAGTTGGGTGTAATAAATCATCTACTAATATTTTTAATTTATTATAACCAGCAATTGGAGCTAAACCACTTTTCAAATCATTTATACCTAATTGAATAAAGTAACAATCTATATTATTTGAACCACTGAAAAATGAATTAGTAGACATATAATTTTGAATATTTACTTTAGTACCATCCCAAAATGGATTTGGATAAGAAATATCATTGCTAATAAAGTTTTCAATTGCATAACCACTATGTGCTTCGTGTTTAACTATTGCATCACCTTGTAATCCAAGGAATAGTGGAGTAAAACCACCATCAGTTGTTACCAATGTTTTAAATTCTTTCAACATTTCATATTTTTGACGACCTGTACCTAAATAATCAGTAAGATAACTATCAGTTGTACTATCACCAATAAATAATAATTGTTTGGTTCCTGAACCTGCTGTTTTACTTACACCATGTAGAGTTATAGTTTTACTTTCAATCTCAGTATCATTTAAATCTTTAACACTAATAACCATTGAGCTACTTTCTACAGTTGTGGGTTTATATATAAAACTTCTTTCTGAACTTTTACCTGTAGAACAAGCAACTGAAGCTCTTACTTTATTACCATAATTAGGAATAAATGAATTGAAAAATAAATTAAATTCTCTATCAACAGCAACATAAATATCATCAGGAATAACATCAAGATAGTTTACAGTTGAAGATGTTCCATCACTTAAATTTGGTTCACCTGATAAACATTTAGCATCACCATCCAATAATCCAATTTGTTGATTATCAGAAGTATCATACCAGCTAGTAATATTTGAGTTATCACCATTTAATTCTAAAGTTAAAGATGAATCTTTTATTGAAATAAAACCATTTGGACGACCAAAATTATAAGAAGTTCTAGCTTCATCAGCTGATATTTCTCTTGAATAAACTCTAAATGAATATATATTACCAAAGAATCCTGATGTTAAAGTACTAGATGCACCAAGATAAATAGGCGCAGTACCAAATGAAAAATCTGTTCCAGCAGAAGCCCCTACCGTATATTGAGATTCTTCCCCATTTATGTATACATTATAAACTCCTGAATTATATGTAATAGCAACTGTTTTTTCTTCATTAATAAAACTAGTTAAATCTATTGTTAAAATAGTTCCAACAGCTTCAATATTAAAATTTATTTTATTATCAAATAAATATATTTGAGGACCACCTGTAGTTGTAGATAATATTATTTGAATACCAGTTGTTGTAAGTGGTTTGAATGTAAATTCTATTGTACCCTCAGCTACATCAAAATATTCTAAAGATGGTAAATTAATATTACCTGAACCTGAAACCTCAACACCTTTAAATGGTTCAATATAATTTATATTACCTATTGGTTTATTTGATTTAACTAAAGTCCCTCCAGTTAATTCACCTTTAAGGTTATATATTGAATTGTCATACCAATTAATACTATCTAAGTTTTCGTAATGTAAATCTAATAATAAATTATCTGTTTTAACTGATTCATAAAGTGATATTGAACCTGAATTATAATGGGTATCACTTTCTAATGTTGTTAATTGATTATCATAAACTCTTAAAAGTTGTAATGAACCTTCAAATGGAATAGTTGCACCTATATTATTACCTAATTTTATAATGCCAGGATTTTTTTCATATAGATTGGATGATATTAAATTAAAACTATTTGTTTCATTATTAACTTTTACATCATAATCCCCATTATTAAAACTTATACTAATATAAGTCCACACATCTAACCATAAATCCTCAATATCGAAGTCAATTGTATTAAGAAATCCTGATTTAGATAATATCATTTTACCCCCAGATATAAATATACTGACATTTCCTAAATCACTATATAATAACATTTGAGTATCTACTTTATTATTAATTAGGACGTTCATTTCAATTGTCCATTCATCATTTGGAAATAAAGTATATGAACCGAAATCTACAGCTCCTCCAAGAAATGTTAAATATCCTGAGTTTCCTTCTAAAAATGCTTTTGTTGCATAATCACCTAAATCTAATGGTGTTTGTGAAATTGAAAATGCACCTAAACTATCTCTTGATATTACTGCGAATGAATTTGGTAATACTATAACACCACCATAGTTTGTATATGTACCTGCTTCGGTTGCAGTCCAAAATGCAGGTTCTACACCTATTGGAGCTGCTGAACTTGGATTAATTGAACCCATATAAATTAAACCAACTTGAGCATCTATTTGAGTTTGTAATTCAGCAAAATTAGCATTAACCTTATCGAATGAAATTTTAAGTGTATCCCCTAACCCAGAATTAGTTGGTTGGTTATTAATTATTTCCATGTTTTATTTATTTTATTATATTTGATTATATCTTTAATAGTTTCTTGTTTAGCGAATGATATTAATTTAATAATATCGCTTTTCTTAGTATTATATGATTTCTTAATACCCTCTATATCTTTCATCTCCATCTAAAAACCAATTAAGTTTAAAACTATTACTACCACAATTGGAAGTATATTCAGGAACTGAATTATCTTTTATCCAATCTTTGAATACTAATTCAACAGCTGCTCCTAACATATTATATCTAGTAATAAGTTTACTAATTTCGGGTTCATCAACAGCAGATGAATTTTCAGGGACATGTCTATATATACCTCCATTACTTATTTGGAATGAACCGAATTGTACGTAATGACTAGCTGAATAATAAACTAACATATCAACTACGAATTCTTCATAAATAGTTAAATATAAATCAGCTAAAGCATCGGTTTCGAAATCAGCTACTATTTTATTATATAAAGGAATACCTAATATTCTACGTATTTCATTTTTCTGAGCAGTATATATGAATGGAGTTAAATTATCTACATCTATATTACCAGATAATTTGGTTAACTTAGGAAGGTCGTTTGCTCTTAGGAGTAATGTAGTGCTCATATTCTTATAATGTTGTTTTAGGTTCTTCTATAGCAAATTCCTCGAAATCTTTAAATGCTGGTTTAATATCTGGATTAATTACTGTGAATACTTCTTCCAATCCATCAAGAATTACTTCCCTCATTGGGGAAATTACTCTCCTATATAGAGATTGTGTAGCAGTTTTTAATTCATCTGCATTTGAGCCAAGGCCTCCACCACTTCTGTCAGCGCTGAATATAATTACCGGAGCTGAATGTGCTGTTATTAATTTTTCTTGCGCTACTTCTTCAAAATGAACATATTGGTCGTTTAATCCTACAACTGGGATATCAGTTACTTCAATACCCTTATCTTTATCTTCATTAAATGAAACAATTACTTTATTTGTGTTATTAGTTCCAGTTAATTGTCTAATTATTTTACCTTTATATTCAGCTTTTAATTCTTCTGTTGGAGGTACACCATTATTGCAATTAACTACTTTAGTACCTTGAAATCCATTTAATACGTGATTAATTGAACTATTTGCTAATTCCATCTCTAATTGAGCATATTGTAAACCTGAAACATAATCAGGATTAGCGAAGAATGAATTACTAGATGGTCTTTGAATCATTAATATTTCTAAATCTTGACCTTTAGTATAAACTCCGTTATATTTAGGTATTAATTTAGGTTTATATTTTCCTATTTGTTCCCAATCGAAGCAATACCAATATCCATCAGTTAAATTATTTTTATCTAGATTAAGCCCTAATTTAAACACTGGGATGTATTTAATTAATATGGGTTTTTTATCTGCAGGATTTAATGCTGAATTCCATATCACTTGAACTGCATAAGCACCATAAGTTTTATAATCTTGACATATTAACCTAACATCAGATTTTTTAATATATTTATTTATATTAGTACCACCTAAATCGATTAATCCATCAGCATATATATAATTAACAAATCCATTAATTATACCAGCATTAGTTGGAGAACCTTCATAGCAATCTTTAATATAAGTATAAAATCCATTATTATCTCCATTCAATGTCCATTTTCTTGATATAGCTGGAACTATTGAAGGTTGAACATATTTAGAATATTCAATTATTTGGATTTCATAATCTTGTGTTGTTTTTGGTGTTATATTTTCCATTAAAAAGTTATCTTATCATTAGTAATAGTAGCGTGTTTGTAATTTTGTATATCCTTCCCTGAATCAACCATCATTATTAACCCTTTATATATAGTATCAGTTTCTGAATTTAAATTAATTTCAAATTTCTCAGATACTCTTAAACTACTAGTAGGGATAAATATATCTAAATAATCTTCATTTATAATCCATGAAAATTGAGGATATATTGTGTTATCTAAAAGTTGATTTCTTAATTCAAGTGATAATAATGAAGAGGATGTAGGATACTCTCTAGGTACTAATGAAAATTTATATCCTTCATCTATAATTGACCCGCTAGATATACTACCAGATGGAATACTTGACAAACTTCCACTTTCTATTATTTTCATATTATTTTTATTTGAAAACAATTACATCAATATTCGTATTGACAAAAAAACCCACAATAAAGTGGGCTTAATTTAAATTGTAATATTTATTATTAAATTCCGTTTACAACTAATGCAGCGTAAGCAGATTTTCCAGCTGGTGAAAGAATATTATAAGGTTCTGGTTCAGCTGATGTGAATATAAGTGTATATCCTGACATATCAGCTTTAGCTCCACCAGTAGCAATAGTACCACCAGTTAATTCTGAACCATTTGATATACCTGTTACAATTATATCTCCGTTATATGTTTCAATGAATGGAACTATTTCTCCCATTGCTAACATTTTAATTTCATTTCTAGTATCTACATCTAATTTTTGTAATACTAAATTTAAAGTACCATTATAAGAAGTACTTCTAGTTTCAGTGTCAGATACGATTTCTTCAGAATATGTATTTCCAGCATTTTTTAATTCATATCTATATATTGAACCTGTAGGTAATGTAGATATAGACCCTGTAGTGGCCGTAATTAAATTTAGTGAATCATATACTTGGAATCCGACAGCTTTAAACCCTCCTTGTCCACCTTTGCAGGCTAATTTTCTACCTTTAGATAGAGTTATGCATGATGCCATATTATTTATATTTTATTTATTAAGAAAGGGGATGGATATGAACCCTATCCCCTACTAAGGTTATTTATATTTTATCTAATTAGATAACTCTAGACCAAACAATTTCTGCACCAAATGAATAACCAACACCTGCGTTGAATTTCATTGAAGTTCTAACCATACCATCTAATGATACTTCATCGTGGTCTACCACTCTTACATCATTTAAATCTGATTCAATACCTGTTGCAAATGCTACGTTAAGAACTCTATAAGCTACTATTGTATTAGCAGGTAAACCACCAATTGATTCAACTCTAGCACCTAAGTAATCTAATTCTTTATTACCAACTGTAGTATTTAATCCCATTTTAGCTTGAGCTGCTTTATAAGCTGATGCTACGTTTTTAGATACTGCGAATACTACTTCACCTTCTACTTCTGCTGGAATTGCATTATAAACTGCTTCAAATGAACCTGTAACGTTAGCTACTGTTACTACTGAACCTGATACATCAATTACATCAGCATCTGCAGCGAATTGAGCTAACAAACCATTAAATGAAGCTGATACGTTGTTACCTTGCCATATTTCATAATCGATTTTAGCTCCAGCGTTATTAATCATAGCTAACAAGATAGCTTCTTTAATATCTGCAGGTACATCTTCAGTATGTGCTGAGAAGAAACCAGCATTTAATGCTTGGAATGTTTGAGCGAAATCTTTCTTACAAAGTTCGTGTTGAATTTGATATTGTTTAGTCTCTACCGTTTTATCAGTTAATGTAACTGCTCCATTTGGATTCCATCCACATGCAGCTAATGCTAAATTTGCTGAATATGATAATTTAGGTAAGAATGCAGAACCAATTACATTTGGTAATACGGTAATCATACCTTTACCTATTGTATCTGCTTTTTTGAATGCTTGTACGAATATTTCACCGGCTTGTACCCCTGTGAACGCACTATTTACTGTTACTGTTGTTGCCATTTATTTTATTAATTTTTATTTGTTATTTTAATCCTCTAATTACTTCTAATGTTGATTTTTGGTTATTTGATTTACTTACTTCAACTGGAGCGTCTACTATACCAATTGATGCTGGTTTATCTTTAGACATATTAATTGCTTCTGTTTCTTTTAAAACAAGGTCTGCTTCTAACTTATTAATTTTAGTTTCAGCATCAGCTAATTTAGCTTCTAATTCAGCAATTTTAGCATCTTTATCATCAACAGCGATTTCTTCTTCAGCTGCCATATTAATTTTCCAAAATGGAGATTCTGAATTTTTATTTGTTGAAACTATTTCCCCATTTTCATCGGTTCCATAAGTAATACCTTGATATTCTATTGAAGCTGATGGGATTATATTTTTATCAACATCATAAACTATTTGTCCTAATGATAACCATGAAGTGTAGTAATCTACTCCATCTTCTCCTTTAAATGACCATAATTGTTCTGAACTTAATTCAATTTCAGTTTCTACCTCAGTTTCTGCTATAACATCTTCGATAGAATTGATAACTCCATTTTCATCTGTTTTGTACGTTTTATCTTCATAAACGAATTCGATATTAGGTACAGCAACTCCTTTTGAATCGTAAACTATACTATCTAATTCTAATTTATCTACAAAATAAGATAATTCATCAGATATTTTAAGTTCTACTCTTTCTTCATTAGCCAATTGTATTTGAGCTTGTTTCAAAGCGTTTTTGAATAATTGTTCTATTTTTTCCATTTTATTTAATTGTATTTCTATTTTTTCTATTGGTTTTAATTTAAATATACTATCTATTGATAATCCGTTTACTAATCCAGTTTTAACGTAATTATCCCATATGTCTGGATTATCTACTTTCATTGATACCATCCAGGTTCCTTTAGGTACACTAAACCCTAATGATTTAGCTTTATCCATTTCAGGGTCTTCTACAATCCAAGATTCAAAAATACAAACACCATCAACTATATCTTCTTTATTATGTTCTAATGTTGAATTAGTTTGATATTTTTGTTTGAAGAAATTTTGTTGTACTTTTTCAATAGTTTCAGCTGATGCGTATACTTCTGCACCTTTACCTTTAAAATTTCTATATATTCTTTGATTTGGAATTAATACAGGTGATACTAATATTCTCTTTTCTTCACTCTGCATTTTAATTTCTATTTTAATAGCAGGTTTATCATCTGAGAATTGTAGTGGGATAAATCCAGTAGCTGGGTCATTCACTAATGATACTCCATATACACCAGGTACTTCATCGTCGAATATCATTTCGAATAAATCGTTTTCCATTTTATTATTATTATTATTTGTTTGTTCTGAATAATTTAATCGTTCTACAGCACTATCGTCTACTACACCTTTATCTATTTCGTAAGGTAATCCATCTTCGTCTATACCAACTAGTATTTCTCTCCATACGTGTTTACAATTGGCTCCACCTCGATATTTGAATATACTATATTTATTAGTACCTTTCTTAGCAAAATCACTATTTAAACCTTGAAATGACATCACATTGATATCAGCTCGAGTATATAATTTATTTAAAGCGAGCATTATTTTACAGAATGAACGTTGTGCTGCAGGTCCGCTATAACGATAAAATGTACCTTCTTCTAGTTTATTATCTACTGCATATGCAATTTCTAATATTCTATTTTCTTGTTCTTCTGTTAAAACTAAACACATGTCTATTTTTAATTAAAAACAAGTAATTATTTTATTTTATTAAATATTGAAATATATAAACTTTATGAACTATTTATGCAAGCTTATTTGGTTATTAGAGGTAGATAATTCCAAATATATTTATATGAAAGTAATCAGTGAGGGCCGAGGTGATAATTTATATATCTCGTATATTTGGATGTCCTAGAGAAATAATATTACGCATTATTAGAAATGCAAAAGTTATAGACTCTGTAAGTAATTATTCTGATTCTGGATAGAGAGGGGAGTAGAGGTTAAGATTTCTGAAGTATATAATCAGCTCATAAAATCTCCCCTTATTATTTGTTAACACGTAAGCTGAATACGTCAGACATAATCACTCCCATTATAATCTACTCCACATATCAGCTAGAAACGATTCCAAATTCCAACATTTATAAATTGAATTAGTTTAAATTATAGACATGTTATTCTCCCAATATAATGAGATATTCTATAAGATAGGTAAATTAAGAATCGTATCCATAGCCTTTCTTATCTAATAATCAACGCGAAATTTGCGATTTAACGCATCTTTATTATTAATCAACCAAATATATTAAGACATAAAAACAGCGCCGTAAAGCGCTGATTCTAATTGATTATCGATATTAAATACTAGTTTTATCTATAACATTTCTATCTAATTGTTGTTGTGTAGTCATTTCAGATGATACAACGTATGCTTTAATAGGAGCTTGTGTAGCTTGTCCTCTATTTATAGTAGTAGCTACTTGATTCTCAGATGATGAAACGAATGATACGTTAGGTGCTATTGATGCTGCTCCACCACCACCACTACCTCCACCACTAAATCCACCACCTCCTAAGGCACCTAATGCTTTACTTACATTAGAGGCATTAGCAACTGTTTGTGCTATACCTGTAACTGCAATAGCAGCTGCTTTAATAGCCCCTTCATAAACATTTGATGATGTACCTATAGCATTCATAATACCGGATGCTGTATTTGCTCCAATCATAGCTAAATTAACAACACCTTGTAATTTAATACTTCTTGCTTGTGCTTGTTTACTTTTACCTTCAGTAGCAGCATTAACAGCAAGTATAGCATCTCCAGTGGCAAATGCAAGGTCTAATTTATACTGAGACATAGCATTATCAGTATTTTTAGAATCTTCAAGTTGGTCAGCACGCATTTGATTTAATCTATCAACATCAGATTGCATTTTAGAAACAGTTTCATCTTCTTCTTCTATTTCTTGCTCTTTCTTAATTGCTTTTAGAGCAGCAAGACCCTCTTCCATTTTAACAGTCTCTTCTATTTGAATATCTGCTAATTTTTTATAATGTTGTCTAGTTAATTCCTCAGTTGATTTATGACCTTCTTCAAGTACTTTTTTCTTTTCTTGATATTCTCTATTTTCTTTTTCTGCTGGAGTTTCAAAAGATAAACTTAATTGTGTTTCTACTTCCTTAGCAGCTTTAATAGCTTCTAATTCTTTATCTCTAGCTTTATCATTAGCAGCTTTAGTATCAGCAATTTTTTTATCATTAATTACTTTTATTTCAGCATTTTGTTCAATTTGTGCTTGTAATTCTGCTTTATATTGATTATCTCTAGCTACAGGTACAGCTTTAGCAGCATCATCACTTAATTTTTGAGCAGCTTCATAAGTTGCTTTAGCTTTTTTAATTACTTCTTCATCATTACTTATTAATGCCTCAGTATATGCATTACTTGCTTTTACAGCATTATTATATGCATCTGCTCTACTAATAATAGATTCTGATACAGCTCTATCATTTTGTGCTTTAATTAACTTACGTATTTCAGCTGTAGTAGCTCCTAATGCTCTAGCACGTAATATTTCAATATCATTATTAACTGTAGATTTACTTGAGGCTTCTGCAATATTTTCTCCTAATTCTTTAGTAGATTGAGCGGCTTTATCAACAGATAATTTGGTTTTATTTAATTGTTCGCTTGATTCTTCTTGTTTATTAACAAAATATACAGTAGCGGCAGCAGCTGATGCAATTAATGATGCTAATAAAATATATGGGTTAGCCTTTGCAACTAAATTGAATGCTCTTTGGGCAATAGTTAAATTTTCAGTAGCAACAGTTGCTGTTACTGTAGCAGTTGCCTGTACTTCTGTAGCAACCGTATCTGCTTTTTTAGAACTAATAAATAATACTGATGCCTCAACAGCATCTTTAACCATCATAGCATATCCACCAGTAAGGTCATTTAATAACCCCATAGCTCCACCATTCTCTAATACAGCATTGGCATTACTTTTAAATGCATTAGTACTTTTATTAGTAGAAGCAACCTGATTATCAGTTGATGTAGTAGTTTTATCTATACTCTGATTTAAATTATCAACATCACCTTGTACTTGTGTAGCATTAGATTCGAAATTTAAATCTATATTTCTAATTTCATCTGCCATTATTTCTTAAATTTGTATTTACGATTCATTTTTTGTATAGATTCTTTCAAATTATCAGATTTCTTATACCATCCTTTTAATATTTCAATTTCAGGACTAGTGTTAAACCAATCCTGACTATTTATTAATTTATTTAATTCTTTGAACATATATTTTTATTTAAAAACAATGGTGTATTTATTATTATACTATAGAACTATTTTGAATATTAATCAATGATAATTTGAATTTACCATTTAATATATTAATAGTTGCTTCTTCAATCCTGAATTTTTCTTCCCCAATTATTATATTATTACGCATATCGAAATCTATTATTTTATTAGGTGGGAAGGTCCCAGTAAAAACGTATACAAAACTATTAGGTGTATTTATTTTATCAATAGTTGTTTCATAACCATTCTTATATAAATTATATTCATTATATATAAATTGAGCAGGTAGTATATTTACTTCATCTTTAAAACCTAATGAATTAGTATACAATTCAGGTATATCGAAATCAGAAAGTCCTGATTTAACATATTGAGTAACTTCTCTAGTAAGAAATGGGAAACCAGCATCTTCTACTCTAAATCCGAAAGATATTGGATTAAAACTACTATCAATAAGACTCGTTATTTCGTTCTTATATAATAATGTTAATTCACCCCAATTTGGTTTATATTTCCCTCCAGTACTTACTGGTCCATAAACGGCATCATCTACAGGTGCTGAACTATCAAATCCATATTGAGTTTGTACTAATGTATTTGTTATTATTCTAGGTGGTACAATAGAAAATTTAGTTTCAATTGTGTATTCACCACTGGCGTATTCATTTGGGTTTGTATATAATAATTGTCCAAAAGCTTTTGAATTAGTATTATTAACTAAAGCAGCAGCAATATCAACATTACTTCTATATTTTGAATTAGTATGAGTAAATTTATATGTTTTATATATTGTTTTAGATTGTAATGACGTTTCTTCAATATCAACATATTTAGTATAATCCTCTTCATTATTGGAATAGAAATCTGATGGTGTATCAAAATATAATTTATTTGAACTACCATTCTCTCTAACACGTATATTAAACATCTTAAAAAATGATGAAAGAAAATCAATAATTTTCATATCTGGAATCAGAGAAAATATATTAACAATGCTATTTCCACTACTTAAAGTATTACCATTACTATATTTTTTATATTTAGCAACAGAAAACGGACGTCTGATTTCTATTCCATAATTTACATTTGTTAATGATACTAAAGTATTAAATGTAACATTAATTTTAAAAAGTAAAGGTGATGATGGTCCTATTCCATTATAATAATCTTTTCCTAATGGTAATATACTTACTATCTGATTACCTTGATTTAATCCAGTTGTTTGTTCAAATATATTTTGACCAAAAGATGGAGATAATGGTCTCATATCAATATATTCAATTTTAACTGACACTTCTTCATCAATAGGAAATATAACATTTGGAGTCATATATAAATAAAAATTACCATTCTGAGACTCTTCAATTGAACCATTGAAAGTTCTAGTAATAGTAAATACTTCAGTACTTAAACTTGCTGATATGTTCCAACTATGAGGTAAAGGTGGATAACCTGGAGGTGATATAGGAAGTTGGTCTGAATAAGACCCAAAAGCATTTTGAATATCCATTGTTTTAGTTTCAGCTTCTAATTTTTCCTTTGTTAAATGGATATATAAGTTGGTATATTCAGTTCTAGCGAATAATGGGGCTTCAACATCTAAATCATAATAATCAAATATTTTATCCATTACATACTTAAATTGCATTGCAGGACGTAATTCAGAATAATCAATAGCTTTAGGAATAGTTGTTGTAGAATTAATCCATTTTATATCATTACTTCCACTCCCATAAGTTAATAATCGTTTATTTGATATTAATGGAACGTAATAATCATCGACTGCTGGAGTTGTCATTGCAAAGAAGAAATTATCTGCAGTCCAGCTTATAGGATAATAAACTCCTAAATCATTTATTGTATCTTCTCCTATTTTATCTTTCAATGAACTAACTCCACTTAAGAAATTAATAGAATATTGTGAAAATGAATTTAATTTTCTTTTACCATCATTAATTGATATTTTACCTGTTTTATATATTTTTTTATTTACATATAATTTAGCATTAATCAATCTATTTTTATTACCTCCAATATCAGTATGGAAATAGTAATTTAATATTTTATTATTTTTAGGAGATGCTGGAACAGTAAATGTCTGAGAATATGTAGAGAATACCTTTCCAATATCACTCATATCCTTTAATTTGTATTGGATATTGATATCTTCGTCTTCAAACATATCTAGTCTTTCATATTCTCCAGCACTAGTTTCAATATATATTTCTATTAACATTTATCTAATATTATTTATTTTATAACTTGAATCGTCAAATTTAATATTATAATTTATTTTATTTTTATTATTTAATCTAGTTTTACGCCCAAAATCGGTATCAGTTACATTTACTGGAAATTGATTATAAGTAAGATATGTACCTGTAGTACTAACATCTGAATCGACAGTTATTAAGATTGTATCTGCTGTATATACTGTTGAATCCACTGTTATTGAATATTCACCAGATATAGCGTCTCCCTTAAATTGAACTAGATATACTTTAGGACTATATAATATTTCCTCTACCAACATACCCATACTTTCCAATAACATACCAGTATTTATTATATAACTTTGTCTAGTGTTTAAATTTAAATCTGAGAATTGGTGGTCTAAGTTTCTATTTACTGATAATGGGTTTCTATATGTTCTAGCAAAATTATCTTTTTCTATTTTACTTGATACTATTACTTTTCCATTTGGAGTAAACGTATCCCATAATCCGGCTTTATTTAAATAAATTATTAAATATTGGTCCTCAGCACATCTTAAATTTGATGTATCAGGAAAATATGAAGTTCTAGTTACCATAGTTGTAGTAGACAAACTTCCAGATAAATTAATACTTGGTGTTGAATAACCAATGAATGGTGAATAATATTTATTTATATTAGTTGTGTAGAATCCATATGAACCATTATTATAAGTGAATGTATCTTCACCTTCATAATTCCAATTATAACCAAGTGTTGCGAATCTAGTTGGAAATGTTTGAGTACCGATTAAAGAGCCAGATGAAAATAATCTAGTTTGATACTGGTAATAAACACCTTCGTTTGATGTTGCTATATAAGTACCAAATAATAAAGAAGGGTCAATAAATGGTTTAATATAATCAGATAACTCATATGTAATATAACTATCAGATACAGATACTTTATCTTTAACTAAGGTATAATTAGGTTCTGCATCAGTAGTGTAAGGTAAATCTAAATCACCTGACCATATCCATAATTTAACTTCTGCTTGGTCAAATGATGCTGTATGAGTTATATTTATATGCTTTACTGAACCTACTAAATCAATACGATTATAGTCATCTATTGATGTAGGTGGGAGTGTCATTTGTGGCATTATTTTTTCTGTGTTATTGGGTTAAGAATATCTCCTACTATAGTATTGACTATATTATTTATACCTTTATCTATATTTGATTTTACTGCTTTATCCATATATAAGGTACCTTGAAATGAACCATGTCCATCATTCAGCCATTTACCATATGATTTTTCAGTTATTACTATCTGAAACTTATCATTACTAATAAACGTTGAATCGTATTTAATACTTCTATCTAATTGACCTGTTTTTTTATTAGGTAGAGCATTTCTCTTAGCATCACTTGCTATACTTTTACCTAAATTATCTAATTCATCTTGTACTGTACTCATTATTAACAAGTTGTATCGTTTTCAATCTGAAATGTAATAGTGAATTGTTGTCCATCTAATGTATTTTTACTTTCAAATCTAACTGGTCTAATTGTAGTTAAGGTAAGAATGTCTATTCCTAAATCATTATAATTATGTCTGATGTTATTAATAAATTTATTAGCTATATTTAGTGTTTCAGATAAGTTGTCTATTAAATTGGAACCAAATAATTTATCATTGATTAATTTAGGTTCAATATTTCTTTGCTGTAATATAGTAATTATATAAGTAAAATTTAAATTTATATCAGCATTTTCTCCAATTGTGTAATCTATATTAATTAATGGATATATATTTTCCTTATTTAAATCAATATCAGATGTTTTTTCGAATGTCATTGTATTTACCAATGGATTCTCCTTAAACTTATCTACTACGAATTTAGTTGTTGCAAATAATTCATTCATTATATTTTATTTTAAAAACAATTTAATATTATCTTGTGGGTTTTATATTTTCTATTTTACGCTTACGTAGTAAATATTCACCCCAATAAAGGAATTGGTGAACATTCATTTTAAATACTTTATCTATTTCCAGTATATTACCTTGAGATATTATATAAACTATTTCATTATATGGTCCATAGTAATCGATAAATTCTTGTCGTTCTGAGTATCCGAGACTTATACCACCATCATCTCCCCAATCGTCATCTTCTCCTCCTCCATAGATGAATTCATAAGTTGATTTAATTGATGAAAGCTGCTCCAAAAAAAAGACATATATCCTTCTACTACTTCTAAATTTACTCTTTCGAATAGTTTATTATAACCATCATATTCAGCTATTTTATATTCACCTTTTTTATTTACATTACCTATAATTGGTCTATAAACGATAGATGTTAGTGATATAAAATCTTTATTATCTAAACAATCATCCATATCAATTAATTCACCCGCAGTACAATCATCAAAATTAGGTATGAATCCATATTGTATTCCATCCATCTGAATTATATTCAATCGTTTAGATTCGGGTTGAGTTAATACTAGGTTAATTTTAGCTATTAATAATTCTATCTGATGTAGAGATAACTTTCTCATTGTTTTCAAATCTATTCCGTAAAATATTTTTAATATTCTTCGTTCAAGAAATTTAACATCGATATTATCTCCTTCCTTAATCAATGATTGGAATTCATCAAAATCTTTAAAAAGCATATCTGCTTTGGTTTTGTAATCTTTTAAATCTAATTTTGTACTCATATTATATTAATTATCAGCGATTTAAGGCGATTTAACGCATTATTATTTATTTTATATAGTAGGTGGTGATTTGGAATAGACATGCGTTAAATACTATATATTCCAGTTGATTTAGTATTATTATAACTTAGAACGTATCTAAGTGGGTCAATAGTATGATTCCAACTATCTATAAATAATTGAGATGCTTTATTAGCGTAACAGAAATTATTAAATTCCTTAGCTATATTACTACTATTTTCTTCAACTATTATTTCGTAATCTAAAATCAATGCCATACCTGAGTTCACACTACCAGGTCCTTTAAGTGCACCTTGTATATTACATCCTTGTCGTTTAAGTTCTTCAATTAATCTAGGTTCAGCACTATCAGCAATTATCAATTTATTACCACATATAGTTTTGTTTATTTGAGTTATTTCTGTTGTAGTTAATCCAGGTTTATATAAGTGTTCTTTTACATACACTTTTCTATGTTTAATATCTATAGCAACTTCAATTAATGTGGTTGGGTCAATACTAAATCCATAATCTTGTCCAAATAATGTTTGTAAACCATCAGGATTGAATTTACCAAATTTCCAATTAGTAATAACTACACCCTCAGCTTTATCTAACCATCCTCCCATTACGATATGTTTGAATTTATCTGGATTAGATAATTTCATTTTTTCAACTTCCAATAAGAATGATTCAGCTAGATTCTCAACATTATCTAAATAAGTAGTATGGATATAGGTATTATTATTTTGAGTTCCATTCCACCCACCTTCAACACCATTATCTTGAAAGAATTTATTATATATAAAATGTTCTTTAGTTGCTGGATTTAATATTAATACTACTCTGTTTTGGATTCCTAATTTTCTTATAGATAGATTTATTTTATCAAATATTTCTTCATCAACTAATTCTTCTGCTTCATCTAGAATCCATGTTGTTACACCCTGAAGTGATTTAAGATTAGCGGTTTGGTCACCTGATGATGTTTTTATTCCTTTAAATATAATTTTACTACCAGTTACTTTACATATTATTTCATCATTTGTTATTTCAAATTGGTCTATCATTCCTAGTAATTCCAATTTATTAGCGAATTCAGGTATAATAGATATTTTAGCAGATGACATTGTATATCTAGTAAATAATATAGTATGACCTCTTTCGAATAACATAAGTAATACAATCCACATAGTAATAGAGAATGATTTACCTGACCCTCTACCACCAGTACATATATAATATCTACTTTTACTACTGAATAATGGTCTATATTTTTTATGTAATTTAGTTTTATTCACTGAAATCTAATAAGTCTGATAATGTTACTCCATCTGGTCCGAAACTATGATTTGTATTTTGTTCAATTGTTGTTTTTGGAAGACCATATCTATAACTTAACCATGTTTTAATAGCTGTATTATCTCCTAATACTGCTTTATCATATAATTTTTGCCATACCTCAGCTGAATCAGATATATTCTCCATCATCTCTATTAGTTTTATTTCATCTGCTTTTGGTTTACGCCCAGCAAATCCTTTAGTGCTGTGTCCTCCATTATTAGCTCGTTTATCCATTTGGATTTAATTTAGATTAATTATTTAATTTTGTTGTTATGAAAACCAATTCATTGTAATTATACCTGTATATTTAGATTTAATATTATCTTTAATACGATTTAATTCTTCAGGAGTAAATTCATATACTTCTTCATTTAGGAATTTATAAATTTCATCAAATAACCATCCTGTTAAATAAGCTTCAGGTTCGTCATTATTGATATCTACTTCCATTGCACAATCTCTATAGATATAATTTTTGATATGAACTATTTCATGTGCTATATTTGATAAATGTTTTTTATCCGTAAACGCAACTATATAATGTCTATATTCAGATTCATCATCAAATGTTACGGCTCCATATCCTTCTAGTGATTTCGTTTTATATTCTTGTTCTATCCAATTTAAATTAGTAGTTTCGAACATTGTTAATGTAGCACAATATGGATTAATTGAAATCGTTTTTTGTCTCATATTACATATGGTGTTTTCTATTTTCGTCCTGAATTTTATATTTCTTATTATAATTATCAATTATTATTTTAGCCGCGCTGATATATTCTTTGAGTGATATATCTTGTTCAGGTAATTCAATCGTTTTGTAGCTGAATAATGATATTTTGTAGTATATTTTTACTATTATTTTTATTTCATCATCCTTTGTTTTATATAATTTTTGTTTTATAAAACTTCCATTGTAGTACTTATATCCAAACATTATAATTGTTGATATTGAATTAATAATTGTAATTTTTCTTGCATTTTGATGTGTTTATCTCTACATTCACATATTTCCTCCATTGTGTCGAATATAATATTATATAAGTTGGTAAATGATTCAATATCTTGTATTGGAGTGGTAAATGATTGTATATAATTAATTGATTCTAAACTCAATTCTGGACGACCTATTTTTAGAAATGGAAATAATTGTTCCATTGTTTGTTTATGTTGTAATGAATTGATTTTGCGTTGATTTTCCATATTATTTATTTATACCTAATTGTTTTTTTATTTTTACCATACTAGTAATCAGTGATTGATATGATATTCCTGATTCTCTACTTAATTGACGTAAACTCATTGTTTGTGAATATTCTAATATTTTTTTATGATACCATTCTAATCCATTTATCCTATCTTCCATTATATCATATAATTTTTCATCTTCTATTTTTTCGAAATATATATCTTCAATATCATCTATTATTTCAGGAAAAGATACTTCATAATCCGCACCTCCTCTATCATATCTATTAGTATCATATTGTTGGTGATTTCTTAATGCATTTCTTAATGCAACTGATACTAATCCACCATCAATTCGTTTCATAGGATATTTAGTAAAATATTTATGTAATTGAAGGTATACATTCTGAACTAAATCATCCGCTAATTCAGCATCTTTTATTAATATTCTTGCATGATTTCTAATAATACTATCATATTTTGCAAGTTCATGAATAGAAGAGATATTTTTTATGGTATTCATTTATTATATTTTGATATAAATATTGAGAGAAATATCGAAAATACAGAGAAAGTGTCTAATTGACACTCTTCTGCGTTTTCTTTAATTTTTTCTTATATAATTTGTCGAATAGTTTTAATAATGCAATATTTTTTTCACTCATATTATTTCTTTTTAAGTTTATATGTTGATTTTTTATCTTTAATTATTACTGGATTAGCTTCATTAAAAATTATTGTTTCTTCATCAGCCTTTTGTTTAAGTTCTAGAAATGGAATAGAATAGGTAACATCTTCGAATTCGAAATTAATTACATCAGTATCTAATTGAGATGATTGTTCTTCAGGTGTTGTAGAGTTATAATAATATTTAAGAAGAAAGATATGTAAATATGGATTATTTTGATTTGGATTTGGCATAGTTTTTGATTTTAATATAAGTATATGATTTATAATTTGTTGCGCGTTAAATCGCCTTATCTCGCTGATTATCGATATTATTTAATGTAGTTGTTAATGAAGTGTATTATTCCGTTTATTATAAGATATAAATTAACTGATACTATAGTTGTCATTGTCAATCTTGCTAGGTAGTAATCGAATTTATACCAATTCATCGTTAGAAGCATATTTAACTAAATATAAATTATATAGTTTATTAATACAATCGATGAAGATGTGAGGACAACTACAATATTCAGTTTTAGAATTAAATGTTTTGTTGTATAATATTAGCATTTTTCTAGCGACATCTGATTCTATTTGTCTCAGTGTTTTTAAATATTTAATAAACTCAATTTCATCTTCGTTTATTTCATTTGCTTGTCCCAAGAATGGGAACCATTTATTTAATTCCTGTCTTCTTTCCTCACACTTAGGACATGTCTCTATTCCTAGAAAATTAGTAACTACTTTAACTACATCTCCTAAACCTGAAATTGTATTAACTTCAGGTAATTGATGAATTTCTGGTTGTTCTTTAATTATTACTTTTTTTCGAGCCATATTATTTATTTTCGAATTTTAATTTAACTGAATAGTATTGTTTTAGTATATTATCTATTCTTTCGTTTTGTTCTTTATAGAATTGTTTAATTTCTGGTGTCATGGTTATATTATTTTGGTATAAATATTAAAAGATTTATTAAGAATGCGGAGAAAGTTATTAATTTTGTAATTCTCTTTGTTTTAAATGTTTTAAATCATATTTTGTTGCGAATAATTGTACAAAATCTTTTACAGTAATCCTAGTTCCCATAGTCTTCCATTTACCATTTATGTAAATTTTATTAATTATACAATCAGCTAATAGAATTTGTTTATCATCAGCTGAATGGTGAGCAAATATGACTATACCTACATTACCAGGAATCTTATTCCAAGAATTTACTATTCGAGTTGTGACTAATTCTTGTCCTACTGTAATTTGTTTATGATTTTCTTTTACTTCGCCTAAAATAAGGAATTTAGAATATAATTCGAATACAAAGTCTATATCCGTGGCTGTACAAGCTCCACCTACGTTATCAAAAATTATTGGGCGAGATAGTTTTTCTAGATTTCTTACTAGTGTTTGTGTTGTTGGTTGTGTTGACATTTGTTTTGTTTGTTTTATTGTTTGTGACGATAAATACCACGAAAGAAAACAAACTTATGGAGAAAGAAAAAAGCCTACATTTCTGTAGGCTAATGGAATAAAATATGAAGATTGGTTTTTATTATTAATGTTTGTGATTATAAATATAATAAATTCTTTTAAACTTAAAGAGAAGGAATTTATTTATGTATTTTATTTGGATATTTTTCTTCAATCCAAAATCTTAATACTATTAATAGTAATATAATTAACCCTATTATGAGAATTTTCATGAGAATTTATGTTTAATTTTTATTTTATTATTTGATTCTTTATATCCTAATATTATAGGAATATCAGAGAATGGAATTTCATATCCTAGAAATTTATGGAATTTATTTAATTCCGAAATTACATCTATTTGATATGATTCTGGTTGATTTAAATGCATTGCTAATGAATATCGCATATTTGGGTGATTTATAATTTATTACGCGTTAAATCGCTTTATTTCGCTGATTATCGCGTGATTATTAATTAAAATGATGTTGGAGTTTTTGTTTGATTATTTTTTGAATCGAAATTATATTTTGTTTCATACTATATTGAGTTACTCCAAATGTTTCATAGTATTCTTTTTGTTCTTTACCTTCTATATATAACCAGGTTGCCAAATGTTTATGTTCTTCAGACATTCCATTTATTACTGAGTGGAGATTATCTAAAATTTCTTCATTATATACTTCAGATTCAGGAAAGTCTTCAATACCTTCACTTCTTTCATTTATTAATTGTCTTCTTTGTTTATAATAGAATGGAGATGTACTAGATTTAAGTTGGAAGCTCATAGCATTAGTAATCCAATGTTCTATTTTACCATCTGCTAAAACTTTTAATTGATAATCTACTCCTTTTTCTAAGAATTCTTGAATAATGAATGGAAGTAAATCTTCTCCCCATAAATGATACCCTTTTCCACATACTTTTTTACAGTTGATTATTAATTGATTATAATTTTCCCCTAACCATTTACTTATTTCAGGAATATTTTTAATTATTTTTTCAGGTCTTGAGGTAGTATTATTTTTAATTATTTTTTTACAAGGTCTACAATATTGAGATAATTTATCTGATTTAGAATTATCTTTAGCATAGTGTTTTAATTCTTTATTTTCCTTGCATTTTAAACATTGTTTTAATTCCATCTTATAAATTTTATTATAAATATATAAAAGAATTGTATTCCCTCAAAATGTTTATTTAATAAATAATCAATTGATTTAACGCGTAATTAATTTCGAAGCGTATATTTGGGTGATTTATATTAGTTATGCGTTTAAATCGCCTTAAATAGCTGATTTACGCTATTATTTAGGGTATCTCTTATCAAAGAATTCTTGGAGTTCTGAAATTTGCATCTTATTTGCCTTTTCTATTAATAAATCGTTCTGATAATTTAATTGATATATTTTCCATTCATTGTTTTGGATTTGTTTATCAATTAATAAAATTTTACCTTCTGAATTCTTTAATTCTTGACGAATTTTATTATTTATCCCAATTATTGAATCATTCTTTATTTGTAATTGTTCTATTTTATTCTGATTATTTTTGATTTCATCATCTATATTACCCTTAAATTTTGGATAAATTAAAATAAATAATAGAGTTATTATAATTAGAAAAAATATAATTCTTTCCTTGGTAAAATAATATATATTCATAATTTAATTTTTGGATGGAAAACAAGTAATTTGAGCGCTGAGAATATCATAATCATATATCTTATTAATTATATAATTTTAGTGTATTAAATCGCCTTATCTCGCTGAATGTCGCCAATATAATATTGGGTTGAGTATATGGGAGTTATATATTATAAATTCTAATAATTCTAATGTTTAAATATAAAGAAATATAGAGTTATCTCTTCGAGCCTGAATTATTTAATCTATCCCCTTTATTTAGCTGAATATATTATAATACTCAGGTTGGATGAAATAAGGAAATTTACCTTTATCTAATATTATAATTCAGCTAGGAGTTTTAACTTTTCTTTTTATCTAATATTTAACATGTTAATTCAGGTAACATTTCGACATATTATTCATCCATCCACCCACCCTTATCATTTATCTATTTTTATTTAGTGATTTTTATTATTGGTTATTATTACCACGCGGTCTTAGCAGTATATACAGCCGCGGTCTTAGCAGGCCGTGCAGCCTGTATTTAAATTTATTAAAATAAATTAGAATCTATGAAAGTATTTTGAGGTTTAATATTTTTTCGTATATTTATACTCGCACATAAGATAATTAATGTGTCAGGTCCTGGAGGAGTAGCTACCTCCAGGTATGGGTCCTGTAAAACCCAATTAACTTCATAAAAACCCAATTAAAATGACTTCAAAAAAATTAGTTCAAAACACATTATCTAAAGATTCTTTTTTATTAGTAAATAAGAAAATATTAAAAGAATTAAAAAATGCAAACGCTGCTATAATATTATCATCATTAATCAGTAAATATAATTACTTCGAATCTAAAGGAGAATTACAAGATGATTATTTTTTCAATACTAAAGAAATGCTTATCGAAGAATTAGGATTATCTGAAGAAGTAATTCTAACTGCAGAAAAATTATTAGTTAAATTTAATTTAATTAGTACTAAATTACAAGGACTACCTAGAAAAAAATATTATTTAATTAATTGGGATAGAATATCAGAAATACTATCTGATAGTTATATAATTTTAAAACCTACTCCTACTAAAAAATATTTAGGTACTAAGTATAAAGGAAAAACAAAAGCTACCAAATCAATACCAACTGAACCAATTATAGAATCAGCGATTATAACGCCTGAAATTATTGAAACACCGATTAATATTCAGGTTGAAGAGCCTATTATTAAATCGCCTGAAATCGCTGATTCTCAACCAATTAATAATCGAGAATTAAGTAAAGTAGAATCATCAGTATTAGAATTAGAAAAATATAACTTAGAATCATTACTAATTGAAGCAGATTCAGTATCTACTAGAGATATGGGTAAAGAAATAGAAGATATTTACAAATTATTAGATTTAAACGAAAGACAATATACTCTAAATAGACAAAATAGAGAACGTGTTCAATTTATTAAGGATTTAATATCATTTCAAACATTATAATATGGCCGTAGTTTATATACACAGAAAAGTAAAAGACAATTCAATATTTTATATTGGATTTGGAACTTCTAAAAGTAGAGCATACACTTATGAAGGAAGAAATAAAGAATGGTATGATATTATTAATAGTGAGCCATATTATGTTCAGATATTTAAAGAAAATATAGATAGAGAAGAAGCTTTAATCTTAGAAATAAAATTA